CATCTGTCAATTTCTCGACAATACTATTGTAACACGACCAAAAGCCAGTATTTACCGTCTTTTTACCGCATTTTTACCGCTTTTCGCAAACAAGAGCAGAGTTGCGATACTGTTCTGCAAAAGCTAGCAAAGCACAGTCTAAAAGCTCTTGATAGCGTGTCTTTTCTATACCGAGTTCCGAATAGATGACATAAGCTGGCTCTGGCAAAGTCTTTAGAAAACGAGAGTACAAGATAAAACGATAAGTCGGATTGTATAACCTTGATACCGCTTGCTCTATTTCTTCTAATTCTGCCATTGCGTCCACTCTGCGGATCGCCAGATTTTCAACCGGTCTACTTGGACCGTTGCTTGCTCTTGTCTCAAACGTAAACTCTTGCGTGACTTTCTGCAGGGCTTCGTCGCAAGCTATCTCTCTCCATCTTGGATACTCCCCTAATTTTTTCTTTGCTCTTTTGATAGTCACTTTCTCATTAACTTCTGGCAGCAAAGGAACTTCGCCCATCCTATCCACTCTTTCACCTCCTTTTTAAATTCCAAAAGACCTTTCTAGATACATTTCACGCTTCAATCTGCGTTTTAGCTTCCGTTGACGCTCCGCTTCGCTGTCGCATGTTACCCCCCCCCTCAATTTTCGAATTGTCGTCGATGTAATCTTGCGCAACTTTTAGCCAGCGCTTATCAACTGTCTTGCAGTCCATTTTCTCACGTAAGCAAGTGATAAGAAACTCTCTGTCAAACAAACTGTCTAGCTTAATCATCATACGAATTGGCGGAAAGCGTCCTGCTCTTTCGTCGCTGTTAAGTCTAGTTCTGTCAGAGCTTAGTTGCGCACCCTCAAACCCTAGCTGCGCCATCATTTCTTTTTTTGTGCCAAAAGTTTCTGTTTTTTCGGCCAAAATTCTGTAAAACTTCTGGACATTGGTTTCAGTCATGACTACACCTCATCATCTTTCAATCTCTTTCTTACTTCGCTTAGATAGTACTGAAAAACATCGCCACCGGCCTGCTTGTTGATTAATTCATCTAGCGCTTTCTCAATAATTTCAGTTTTATTTGTATATCCATAGTATAATTTTAATGCTTCAAGGTGCACAAAAAGATCGTTAGTTAAAGTAATTGTGAATCTTTTCATTACTCCGCCTCCTCAACTTCAATCCCCTCGCAATCAAACACCCAGCCGAAACCGGCTTTTTCTAATTCTTTGCGGGTATGATTTTTTAGCTTAGCTTCCTCATTTTCCCAATCTCCCCCAAAATACCATCCTTTTTTCTTTTTCAGAACACGATTATCGGAGTCAAGACCTTTGAATTTAATTATGTATCTATGCTCCCTTTCGATTTCGTACCCATCAAGCCAAGCACGAGCAAAAGTTTCCATATTTTTTTCTTCGTAAAACCATTTTAAGAGTTCGGTGCATTCTTCATCATCCATATACTTCATTGCATCTTGTATATCCCAATACCAGAATTTTGCATCTTTTATATAATTCTCCACAAAATCCGGAATTGTAACTTTTTCGCGCTCTATCATACTGTCGAATTTCCCTTGTTCAAATCCAGCACGATATTTCGTTGAGCCGTAATCGCTCCCTAATTCTTCTAAAATTTTATCAATCCATAGCGTTCGAGTTCCAACATCAAGCCCTTTAATTCGTTTTATGATGTCTTTTAAACAAATAGGTGACTTCTCGTCTAACTGGTCTATAAGCCCTAAAACTGTACTTGATGGAATGCCGTAAACCTCATTGTCAAAAATTTTCAATCCCTTTACTTCGCTGTCTTTGAGCAATTGTTTTAATTCCTGTTTATTCATCTTCCAACTCCTTTATTTTCTTCTTCGCTTCATTGATTTTCTTCACAAGCATTTCTTTGCGATAACAAGCGTTTCTGTACCCGTGAACTTTCATGTAAAACTTGTCTTCTTCCTTATCGGCAAGTCTGTTTTGATAGACTTCCAAAGAGTGCTGATACTGCTTTAAAATCTCCTCTTTACTCATGTAACTCCTCTATTTCTACCTCGATGCGAGGGTTTAGGCTGTAAACTTTCTTAGCCCATATTTCTGACACTCTGCCGTCATCAGTCCAAACGCAACCAGCGTCAGATATGCTGTCAAATAGCGACTTGATGTAGTTGTCTGTGTCTGGAAGTGTAGCGACTGGTATTGTTTCAGCTTCCAACATCTGGCGCTTGTACTTTGTGTTCAGCAGTTGCTTTGTCGGCTTGATGTAGAAAGTCGCTCTAACTTTTAAAGCCGTGTCATACTTCTTGCCATTCCATTGGTTTTTAACCAAAAGAGCGCATTGCCTGCGCCACAAGCGCATGTCGTTTCTTTCATAAGCTGAAGCTCTGCCTTTAACGACCGCTAATCTCGGTCTGCTCTGTGGTTTTGGCTCAATTTTTAGTATTAATTTCATCCTAGCTCCCTTGCTATCGCTTCGATCACATTGACTGTCACACTATTGCCAGCTTGCTTATATAGTTGGCTGTTAGAGTTCACCTCTTGCGCTTTGTCAAAAGCCCAATCTGGGAAACCTTGCAGTCTCCAACATTCACGAGGTGTCAGTTTACGAATGCGATAACCATCGGTTACTCCAAAACTGCCAGTTCGAACAGTGCTACCTCCACCACTTGATGTCAATGTTCCAACTTCATCTTTTGTGATTTTGTTGTAAAAGTCTACAATTTTGACCAGGTTATTTTCTTGATGGTCATGATTTGCAGGCAATTTTCCTGCGATTAAGATTCCATACTTGTCTTGACTTGTTAAAGTAAACATAGGCTCGCCATCGCTTTTAAATCTGCGTCCGTTTTGGCGTTTCTCTGGTCTTTCTGGCGTTAAAACTGGTATAGCAATTTTTAACGGGTCTTTTTGAGTAGTCGTGCTGCATAGCGTTGGAGCCAAGCCTTCTGATTGGAAAACTTCCCCATTCATCCCATTTCCAGACGGATTAACATTCCCAATTTTTAAGACTGGTTGGCTATTAATTGACTGACTTTCTCCGCTGAAAGGAAAAACTCCTCTGGTACTTGCTCCTCTAAGATGTCCGATAATGAACACACGTTCTCTATTTTGGGGGACTCCAAAATTTTTGCTGTTAAGCACTTGCCATTCAGCGTCATACCCCAACTCATCCAAGGCTGCGATAATGGTCTCGAACGTATTCCCCCCATCATGGTTGAGGAGTCCTTTGACGTTCTCAAGGAATAGCAAGCGAGGTCTGAGAATAGATGCGAACCGTGCGATTTCAAAAAACAAAGTTCCTCGAGTATCTTCAAATCCTTTCCGTTTTCCCGCAACGCTGAAAGCCTGGCACGGAAATCCTCCGCAGATAACGTCAACTCGTCCAATTCCTCGAACAGACTCGTCTGATACTGCTGTGATGTCATGCAGTTCAATTTCTCCTTTCGTATCGTGTATAGCTTTGTAGGATTTGCGAGCAAATTTGTCTATTTCGCAAAAACCCACACATTCATGGCCTGCAGCTTCCATGCCAAGACGAAAACCGCCAATGCCTGCAAATAAATCTAAAAATTTCATAATCTAATCAAAATCCACCAGCCAGTGGATATGTTGTGAGCAAATGGCTTGGCTGGTGAAATCCTTTAGCGTCATTCGTCCAAGTCTGACGCTTAATTCTAGTTCGCTTTTAACGTGGTTCACGGCACGTTGTTTTGTTTTATTTGTAAATCACCATAGCTGTATATCGTTCTTCCAGTCCGTGCTCGGTATCTGTTACTGCAGTCTGGAATTTGATATCTACCAACTCTACATCTGGATTGCGTTTGAAAAAGTTATTTACATCCCATTCCAAGTCGCTGCCAGTGTTTTCTTTAAAAACTTTTGTTTGGATCATGCTTTCTTCATCCCCTCTACTGTTTCAAATTCGATATAATGAGTATCTAGCCACTCTTTGAACGCATTTGCTTGCTCTAAATCCAGCCAGAACTTAATAGTCGTCACATACTTAGCTGTATTGCCGTCTATTTTGGCCTGTGCTGCATTTTTTTTCTTTTCGAGGGTATTTGTACCACCCTCGA